TTTGTTTAATGTGAGGAGCTTTCTCTGAGATAGTTTTTAACAAACGAGTGATCTCGTTAGCATCATCTATCTCTTTGTAATTCTTGTTTTCTACATTGTAAAGTTTCTCACTTCCCTTGAAAGGAAGCTCTTTCTTTGCAACATTAATGATGTACGTTTCTTCTGGATTTAGATGTTTGATACTGGTTGATTTACCTGTACCTGTAGCACCAACAATCCCTACTAATTTACTTGCCATTGTTTTACTTGCTTTAATTATTAATATTTAGTTTTAAATGATAAATATACGAATAATATTCAATAAAATCAAATATTATATGTATTTTATTTTAGTTTTATCAAAGAATTCTAAGGCCTTTGATAGCCATTTTAGCTCTGTAGGTTCAGTAGTACTGACGATATAAATGTGTGCTTTTTTATCAGGAGTGTTATACTCCATGGCCATACATCTATTTATCTTCTGTGCTAGATTCTCTGCATTACTATCGAAATAGTTTATGATCACCTTGTCTAAGGGTTTATACGTTACACCTGTATTACCAATCTTCACAACAGCAAGGTGATTACCTTTACCTTCAGCAAAATCCTCAAAGAGTTGTTTCTCACTTGATTTGCTATGATAGGAAGGAATTCCTAAGTTGTCAGCTATCTTGGTAACACCACAGAATACTAACACTCTTTCATCAGCATGTTTCTCTAGCAACGCTTTAGTTGCTTTCACTTTAGCTAATGAAGATTGTATTAGTCTCATTCTAGCAAGACGCATAAACATAGTATCAGATCCACTGTTCTGTAGCTTATTAATTACCCAAGTGAGAGCATCAAACTGTTTCTTTTCAGTCTTCTGTTTACCTTTGTAATCAATCAGTGTTACATTATCTAATGGTACTCTGATAACATGGATTTCATAATCCACAATAACTCCCTCTTCAATTGCTTTTTCAATTGGATAGGTTGCTATTACATGAAGATCTAATTGTTCTTCAAGGGTTCTTTCTGTCCAACTGGATAATGTACCAGTTAAACCAAGGATCTGTCCATTATTAATAAGCAGTTCCTTACACACTTCTATTTGAGCTTCACTCAATAGATGTATCTCATCAATGATTACAACATCAAAGCTTTGATTAGCATACTTCTTTAAAGAAAGATGTGTGGTGTATGTGACAATGCTGTCATCAAAACCTAATTCTTCAAAATCAGCTTGCCAAGAGTCTCTAATCTTATTATCTGGATAAGCAATCAATATGCTTTTAGGTTTTAGTTTCTCTAGAGCTAGAATACTAGTTCTAATTTTACCAAATCTTGGACATAGATTTAGAATTCCATGCTTTTCTTTAAGCCATACATCAGCAAACTCTTTTTGTCTTTTATCACGTAATGTCATCTTTGTCCTCTGCTTACTAAATAATTAAATAACCAAATTGCTTTGGGTCTTATGAATTCGTAAGCTGCCCATATTAATAAATATTTCATTTTATCTAAGAAAATATGATTTGTTAGTAATAGCTTCATAATCAGCATCTGTAATGTCTTTCTTTCTAGGCAATTCTTTGAACATACCAATCTGACCTAAGAAACCAAGACCAATACGCACATCATCTTCACCATAAGAATTCTTAATCAATCTAAGACTTCTGAAATACTTAGCACCATATTCATCTTTCAACTTATCAAGATCATAACCACTTGGGTCTGCCACTTTATATCTCATAGGATCAAATAATGCCATAACAACATCAGCATCATTTTGTGTTGCTGAACTGTCTGCAAAATCTTCTAGTTGAGGTTCTACATCTCCATTCTTTATTCTAGAAGGATTAGAGATGTCACGATTAAACTGACTAACCACTACAGGACTATATCCATAAAAATCTCTAGCATATCTGAGTTCATCAGACATTTTATCGATTGCTTGTTTCTTGGTAGGTTGAGCAGCTGTAAGTTTTAGAAGACCAATGTGGTCAATAACCACCATAGTTATCTGACTTGGATCATCTGGAACATATATCTTGTTCCATTTATCTAATTGCTCAATATTACCATTCTGTAAGGCATAGTCTTTTAGTTCTTTTGCTATACCTACAGGGTTCTCTGGACCATCAATGATTGTAACTATATCACTTAGTTGATCTACATAGTCTTTATAATAAAGAAATAGATCATGTTCGTCTTTAGTCATCTTCTCAGTCCAACCTAATAGTTTACCTACAGGAATAATAATTCCTTGGTCTAGAAATATCTTACGAGATACCCACTTGGCCATCTTGTAAGTTCTACTTCTCTCCATAGATCTATACCACACCTTCACTTTAATACCTGAAGCTTGTCCTTCTTTAGAAAGAGCCCAATCAACAGGATTAAGAACAAATGCATCATCAATAAAGGATGTCTTTCCTGAACCTGTAAGTCCACCTACAAGATAGTACATACTCTTACGAATACCTACATATCTAGTCAAGCGATCAAATCCCATAGGAATTCCTCTGTTTAGATCATTTAATCCTTTCTCAACTTCTGCATTTAATAGTTCAAAACTCATATGTCTGTCCCTCCTGTTGGTTTTTGTGGAGCAATGTCTATTTTAGCTCCATTATTAATTAGTTCAATATAAGCTTCGAAAGCTCTCTGATTTAGATAGGTTACACTATTCTGCATGAATGTCATTCTATTACTATTTGTAGCAACAGAACTTTCTTTCTTCTGTAAGAGTTCATAATTCAAAGCAGATATAAGCTGTACAGCTGTATATTCTCCCTCAAGAATTATCTTATCAAACTTTAGTCTACATTCATCTTTACCTTTTCTAATAGCTCTGGTACCTGTAAACTTCTTACCCTTATACTCAAATGAATCAGTGCCTGGATAAGTCTTCCACCACTCTTCAAAATCTGTTGTTGCAGGTTTTCTCTTTATTATCCTTCCAGTGCTCTTTGCATCGATGAATTCTAATAAGTCTTTACCTACTAATGTGAGCTTTTCATCATCTTTGGTTATCAGTGCTTTTCTTATCAAAGACTGATAGACAGAAGCAATCTTCATACTTCCCTCACATAGTGGAGAAACATCAAATTGTTCGTCTATCAACTTCAATAAGAATATAACATCTAAGTTATAACCTCTTTTGATGAGCTCTTCGAACTGTTCTGGTGTTACATTCAGCTTCATCTAATAATATTGGTGTTACTACTTTTATAATTGCAGGTAAACGTTTATTACGTTTCTGCTCCTCTTCCCATTGTTGCCATTCTACTTGCATATCATGGTGTCTTTCCATTGCATAGATATGGTCATTGGGATATTCCCAATCTTCCAATACCCAATCCATTATTGAACTTTTCTAGGTCTTCCAACAGGTCTTTTCTCAACTTGTGCATTATTTGCAACAGTTGGTTTCTTCTTGTTGTAATACCTTTTCTTTTTCTTTCTAGGAGTTGCTTCAACAGTGTCTATGCAATGATTATAAGTCATTTTCCTAGGCTCAAACTTTGGGCGTACATATTTATCTAATTCTTGTTCCTTACTTGAAATTTTCATTAAAAGATAAGACAAGATTGATAAAAATACTAATGCACATAATAGTGCAATAACGTTAAGTGTTTCCATAATTTTAATTTTTGATTCTTAATCCAAATTGCATATTAAACCAATCAAAGGTTGAATTAGCTCTGGAATTGTTAAATTTAAAGATTTTCTTTAATAGAGGAATAGCATAACGCTTGAATTCCTCATGTTGTTCTTGAGTCATGGTCCAATTGAAGTACCACATGTCATCATCTAGTGTGTCCACTAGTCTTTTACCAACCATATCAAGTTGATACTCGATCAAATGTCTGGTAATGTTTGCTCTGTTCACTTTAGCTTTCATTCAAATAGATTTAATTGATTAGGTATGTACACTGTTTTGATTCTTTTACCTTCAGTTTTGATTTTAGTAACAATTCTGTTGGCTTTCTCAATATAATAATCATAATTGATATTATCAGTTTTACTATTCTTTGGTAAGAAGTTACGCACTTCACACACCCACTCACCAGCTTCCACTTGACTAACAGCTGCTGCTCTAGTTTGACATTCTGGATTCTTGATTTTAAAAATCTTATCACCAGTGTTAGATACATAATATCTAATTAATTTGTCATACACAGTGGTTTCTCCTGTAGATCTATTAGTTCCTTCGTAATGAAAACTTCTAGAAGCTTTCTGTCTTATACAAAAATCATATAGATTCTTGTGATTACGAATCGTAGTATCAACAGGTACACCATGAACAAAATACTGCTCAAGAGCAATCGGAACCACTCTTGCTGATTTGTTCTTGTGTAATTCGAAGTCAGTAAGGAAATCACCTTTCTTTTTAATTTCTCCATTAGTCATAATTGCTAAATAATCATTCACCGTACTAAAGATAATCTTGGAATAGTCTGTTCTTTCTAACTCATATTGAGTTATGTCACACCACCATGCATTGATTTCATGCATCAAAGGAATCAGTTCTTTCTTAATCTTGATAGTTACACCATCTGTATTTGCAGAGATCACATGTATGCCATTGGTTTCATATTTCTCGATAAGCATCATCAAGCTAAGCTCACCAGTTATAGTGGTGAACATAGTTAACTGCCTATCATATATCCAATTTTGCATATCAGATGACTTACCATACACAGAGTTAACTGCAAGTTTAAGTGCTCCAACAATTCCTTTAATCTTTTTATCCTTTTTTGCAAGCGGTTTAAGCTCCAATCTCTTATCAAACATCTGTTTGTATCCCCTAAGGAATTCTTTTCCTAAATGAGCAGGAAACTGCCCATTGTTGATGATGATTGCTGGATAATAAGAACTAACATCCCAATCGATTATCTCGTACTCTTCATCAGCCTCAAACACTTTAGGTTTGTTCTCTGTATGAAGACCTCCTTTCATAAAAGAATATACATTTCCATAGAAATCTATATGCTCTTTGAAATCATCTTGTAAGCCAAGTTGCATCTTTGTAATCTTCTTTAAGAAAGTCTTAAGTTGATCAGTTTCAAATGTTACATACTTAGCAATACAATTCTTTACGTTAATGCTTTTTCTGAAGTATCCCTTCTTTGGAAGTTCTCTGTAATCTATTCCTTTCTCAGAACAGTAATACTTCTTAATCATTTCATCACCTATCTTACTGTCTGAATAGTTAAGACATGGAATACCAAATTCTTCTTCAATATCCATTCTTAGTTCTATCCTGTTATCTCCTTTATACAAAGGATGATCTGTTTCACCTAGAGTTATCTTGTAGAATTCATACGTAGCATCAACATCATTA